TCATTGCGCGACAGGCAGGGTTCCCGTGCGAGCCTGCCGTGAGACGTCTGCGAGGGTGACTGTTTCCGCCGAGTGGGCCGGTGGATCAGGCATCGGGCGGCCACCATGAACCGCTTGATCGACCTTCTGTTGCGCGCGCTTCGGAACGCCGGCAACACCCATCCCGACCTGGGGCAAATCGCAGATGACCGAGCGTGATGCACCGCGCCAAGTCACGACAGCGGCGCAGTCCGCGAGGCGCTGCCACTTGTAGCCGATGGTCACCAGTTCCGCGTCGGTGATGCTGAACACGGGCTGGCCGTTTTGGGAGACGGTGATCACGCAGGACGTTTGACCGCGCATGGTCATGCAACCCATGAGATGCATGCCCCGGTTTTCCATTGGCTCAGGCACGGCGTCCGGCGATGCCGCAGCGACCACGGGCACTGCGACTGCTGGCCGCGTCGAAACGGGCTGGGCAGGGGCGACAGCCGGCACACCCTGGGCCTCACCAGTGCCCGAAGGGCCGGGGTTGCCCCCTTGCTTCACCATGAGCTTTGCAGGCTGCACGGCAGGCGGCTTTGGTGCCTTTGCTGGGCCGAATATCTGCCACACGAGCCAGATCATGCCGAGGACCGATGTGACCATCATGATCCGCGATGCGCGCCGCCATTTCAGGTGCGCCGGAGCGATGTCCTGGGCACTCGCCTCGATGACTGTTGAGCCCTGGGTGTGGGACTTGTAGAACGGGAAAAATTCGGGTTTGTAGGGCCGTATGTCGCTGGACACCTCCCCGCCATTGAGGCCGGCGAAGACCTTGCGCACGTACTCATCCGGGCGCCCCAGGAATGCAGCTTTGCGCACGCGGATATGCATTTCCGCGAGGCCCGCCACGTCCTCTTCCAGGGCTCGCATGCGCTGGGTCATCAGCAGCACGTCAGCGCCGAAATGGCGGCTGATCTTGAACCACTGGATCACTTCGTCCGCAGTCCCTTTGCCCTTGCGGACGTTCTCACGCGGGAAGGAAACGTGGCACTCATCGATGACGTACAGCGGGCCGATGTTGCCTTCGCCGCGCCACGTGTCATAGAAGTCCCACACGCCGCCGAAGAGCAACTGCTTTGACGGTGCGGGCGCGGCCGGCAGGCCTTTGTGCGTGATGGTCGGTGCCATGTTGAGCGGGAAGACGCCGACCAGATAGGCCGGCTCGCCGCGGTTAGCCGCTTCGGCGTCCCACGATCCGAGGATGGGCTGGGGGCCGCGACGGATCTCCAGCAGATCAGCCCATTCCGGATGCACGGCGCGAATGGCGTCCAGCTTGAGAGGGAGGTTCGTGACGACCTTGCGCCCGGCCTTGAGTGCGGGGATCACGTGATACGCCACGGCCTCATAGCTCTTGCCCGAGCCGGGAATACCTTCAAGCAGGTTGATCATGATCCGAGTCGGGTGAAGGGAATGAGCTGCAGCACCAGCCGAATGACGATGGCCGCAGTGATGATGCCGAGCGCAGTACCGAGGCCAATGCTCTGCAGAACAGTGATGACGTCCGGGGGCACCATCGACCATGTGCGCGCCGCTTCCGCCGCCATCGTGTCGAGGCCCGTGATGCCATCAATGGCAGATTTTGCGAGCGCTAGCACCTGTTCCAGGCACCAGAGAAAGAAGTCCTGCAGCAGCACGAATGCCGCTTTGAACATGCGCGGGAATAGCTCGAAGAACCAGTCAATAAACTGGTCGAGCTTATCGACCAGCTTCTGAATGCCCTTGATGACCGCACCAATGGCAGCAGTGATTCCCGACTCACCGCCCGACGATCCGCCTGCATTTTCTTCTGCCATTTCAACCCCCAAAAATCAGTGCGCGAGCGAGCCATAGCGCCGTGATCAAGATGCACAGCCGGATGAAGCCCCACACCATGGGAGGCGGGCTTACGTCATAGGTGCCGAAATTGACAATGCCCACATCCATCGGGAGCCGCAACGTGACGGGCGCGCCGTTCGTGTCGCTGATGGAGGGCGCGAACGAGCTTGCGAGGGTGGAGAGCTTGCCCTGCGATCCACCCAGGCCAGAGGCATCCCATACGCCCTTGATGCCATCCGGATACTTCGTTTCGTAGAGATCGGGTTGCCCGTGATCCTTCCCATCCGTGACACCGCCGACGCCTTCGCAGTCCTCTTTGCATTCACCGTCACCGTCACCGTCACCGCCGCCGCCGCCACCACCGCCGCCTCCAGAGCCACCGCCAGAGCCGCCTCCAGAGCCACCGCCAGAGCCACCACCAGAGCCGCCGCCAGTTCCGCCACCAGAGCCGCCACCAGAGCCGCCGCCAGTTCCGCCACCAGTGCCGCCACCAGTGCCGCCACCCGTGCCACCACCCGTACCACCGCCAGTGCCACCACCAGTGCCGCCACCAGTACCGCCACCAGTGCCGCCGCCAGTTCCGCCGCCAGTTCCGCCACCAGTGCCGCCACCAGTTCCGCCACCAGTACCACCGCCAGTGCCGCTACCACTGCTGCCACCAGTACCACCATCAGTGCCTCCGCCAGTGCCGCCACCGGTTCCACCGCCCGTGTTTCCAGTGCCACCACCCGTACCGCCCCCAGTGCCACTACCGGTACCACCACCAGCCCCACCAGTCCCACCACCTGTGTTACCAGTACCGCCGCTGCCAGAGCCGGCGTCGGCAACGCACGTAGTGCGACCATTCACAGTGCCGATGGAGCCATCGCACGGAGGCGCAGGAGGACCAGCCAGATCGCTGTCCTCAGAACACGATTCGCCATTTGTCACGTACTGCCCGCGGCCGAAAATCTGATTGAAGCCGTTAGACCCCGTTGCATCGTCCAAATAGCCGTTCCATCCGCCAGATGCACCGGACCTGCAGCCAGCAGAGCAGATCGAAGATGGCATGGCGCTCAGAGAGCCAACCACATCGGCAGAACCTCCGCCGTCCACCGCGTACTGGCCGCCAGAGCCGGCGCGATAGCGAGCCCAGCCGATTGGGACGCTGACAGTGCTGGCATTGCCCGACTCACAAACCTTCGCACGGACATCGAGGGATTCGTACGTGTTATCGACCATCCGCTTGCCATCGACCGTAATGAAGTCATACCAGCAAAAAGGCGGATTGGAGTTCGGATTGCCAAGCCGGTTGAACTGAAATGTGCCCGAAGCATTGGTCTTAGGCGCCCCCGCCACGCACGCGGCTGTGGGACTGTCAGCCCATGGCCCTGGGCCATTGGTCACCCGGTATTGCTTGGGGACTGGTGTTTGCGCCCAGGCACAAGCGCAGAGCCCGCACAGCATCGCCACCAAGACCACGCGGAAATAGTTAGCCATTGCGCACCTGTACAGCAAAGACAAGGGCGCTGATCGCCCCAATCACGGCCACGAGGGCCAGGAATAGAGCCATCAGCGCCCCTATCAGCATGGGCCTACCCTCAGGCCTTCTTCACGCCGCGCTTGCCGAGATCGATGCCCTTGAAGGCCATGTGAATACCGATCACGGCAACACCGATCACACCAACGGCTGCGGCGACGGTTGCGAAATCCACTGCTGCAAAGATTGCGTCCATTTTTCAACTCCAATTTGGTGTTCCGGGGAATCCGGTTTGCACCCATCAACCCCGCACGCGAGGCTGATAGCTACATTGGTCAGGCCTTGGAAACCGCCTTGACTGCGAGGCTGATGCAGTAGCCGAGGAACCACCACATCACCACGCTGCCCGCCCCAAATGCATAGGCAGCAGCGACGACTTCCGGCGTGAGGCCGAGGGCTGCGAAGTCCTGAACCTGGGTGAAGGTCAGCAGGGCCTGCTGATCGGCCGGGCAAGGCGCCTGCGGGACGTTGCAAACGAGGAAGTTCATTCAAGAATTTCACTCGCGCCGATGACATGGCCGCTGCCGCAATCGGGGCACTCCACATCGTCAAAATCCTCGATGTCGTCCATGCCGAAAATGGCGCCGCATTGCACACAGGCCATTTCGATTTCGTCATCGTCTTCATCCATGGGTTACCTTTCAAGGGAGGTAGTCGGCCTCGGTGCCGAGGCGGTCGAGGTCGATGAGTTGCGGGAGGTCTTCGGGCTCACACCAGTCGTGCACCAGCTGGTGCGCCGACTCGACGTCGAACACGACACCACCGCCCGCTTCGCGCAGGCTGGGCACCCATTCCGGCGTCCCGTCTTCCAGCGACGGGCACAGGAATCGGCCAGTGGTTTGGGACTGGATGAGCAGGCGCATTTAGACAGCGGCTGGAGCGCGGGCGATGGGCTTGATTTCCACCAGCACCAGACGGGTGCCGTCTTCTCGGGAGGCTTCCATTTCGAACGTGGCTTCGGCCCGCAGAGGGAAAGACTTCGCGAGCGGGACCCACTTGTCGAACTCGGCTGCGTCGTTGATCTTGAAAGGCCGAGTGACGCGGCCGAGGCTGCGGCCTGCACCGTTTTCTTTCAGATCGACCTCGGCATGGAAAGTGGTGCTGGAGAAGGGCTTGCCTTCAAACGTGCCTTTGCTTTCCTTGATGCCGTGGACAACGACTTGGGAGGTGAATCGCATGATTGGTTTCCTATGGCCTGGGTGAAGGGCTATGCAGCGACGTGGCCGGCGTCAGCGCCCTGATGAACTCGGTGGTGGGCGCGGCCATAGGCGCGCCGAATTTCGGCAAGGGTGAAGCGGCCGAGCCGGCCGGGCAGCTTGCGGTTGCAGACGATCTCCATGAACTGCTCGACGCCGAGCAGCTCGAAGGCCAGAGCGAGGTTTGCGCCGGCAACGTCAGTGGTCCAACGGACATGGCGGGTCACTTCGGCCTCGATGGTTTCCAGAGGCAAGCGGCCATCGGTCAGCACCTTTTCCGGGGTGGCGACGGCATCGGCTTCGCGCAGTAGCTGGGCGTGCCAGTCGCTGGCGCCAGCGAAGAAATCAGCGGGCCGGCGCAGCATGTCGGTGGACAGTTCGCGCAGCTTGTTGCCGTAGCGAAGCTCGGCGCGAATCCATGGGGAGTCGTCTTTTTTGCCGAAAAGCTGGTGGCCTTTTTCATAGACGTTCGTCTGCTTGCCGGCTTCTTTGCTGCCCAGGTAGAACGAGCGTTCGCGGCCGTTTTCCCAGTCGCCCACCATGTTCACGGCGAGCTTTTTCCCTGCGGAGTTACACAGGCCCTGGCGGTAGTCCATGCGCACGCGCTCCATGCCGCCTGCGAGGCCGTCGAAGAAGTCGAGAGCCAGATCGCACCGGGTCATGGTGGCGCCGGTGTAGTCCATGAGGTTCGCCACATCGAGGTTCCAGCCAGGACGGGCAAACGTGCACGCGGAGCCATAGAGGTTGACGTGCATGCTCTTGGCTTGGCCGCTCTGGCGCGGGCTGTCACCGGCTGCGAGATAGCCGACCCATCCAACCTCTACCTCGTTGCGAACGATGCTCCAGCGGAAACGGTAGAAGTCGTGCCCCTTGCGCACTTCGGGGTAGATCGAGAACTCAGAGCCGAGGGCTTCGCAGACCTGTTCCCCAAGCTCTTTCGCTTGCACCGAGGCGCAGAAGTCGGCGTCTGGAAGCTCGCGCAAGAGCTTGCGCATGCGGTCGAGGTTGACGCGGCACTGGTCGCGCTCATGGGCCGACAGGGGGTCGGATTCTTCGGATGGGAACAGGTCTTCGACGGCTGGGGCGGGAGCGTTGCGCAGCAGGACGGTGAAGCGGACCCAATCGACGTGAACCGGGGTCTTTGCATGGGCGCGTTCGGCCTCGAGGCGGAGCTTTACTTCGTTGCCGTCGAGGACCAG